TGTTAACTGTGGTTCAGTATAACTTTCACATACAAAACAATTCATAATGTTTCCTTTCTGTAATTGAATTATATTCGAAGGATATATAATTCATATTACTGTAAGGGAATATATTAAACCGACATACCCCTGTATTTAATTTCAAATGTACTTATTTCATAAGTATATCTATACAGTATACTGTATACAGTATGTGTAGACAGTAAATATATTCCGAAGGATAATATATTTATTGTTTCTACATATCTGTTTGACTTACATATGTCAATCTGAGTCCTTTACATATTGTACGTAAGTCTAAAAAAATATGTTGGTAATTCTGTACTACAGTAAAACCCCAATGTCTATAGTCTTTTTGTGCATGAGCGGGCATATGGGGGAGGGTAGTCTAACTTAAAATTTTCTAAAGTCCTTGGGTACTGCCTTTGTCTTTCTAGTGTACAGTTTTACCTGTCAGCAGCTTTTGATGTCCCGGTCACCGCTTTACCTGTAACAAAATACTTGTTTTAAGTGTTTGTATTTAACTGAACTATAGCATATAATTCAATCTATACAACAATCTACAAGGAAGTAGAATTTATGCCAAATTATGTGGTATGTCATGCACCAAGTTGCAAGAAGCGATTAACTGGTAAACAAAAGAAATTTTGTTCCCCTAAGTGTTCTAAACGTGTCTGGGCAGCAGCTAATAGATACAACAAGAAAATTGATGCAAAACCGATTAATATAGAACGTAAGTCTGACGAAGGCGACTACGCTAGCGTCAGAAGAGGGCAGTATTACCAAGCTTTCGTAAGCGAAGGTATAGCTGAAACAGTTGCAACTGGCGACATGGCAGTAGCTGAGGCAGCTTCCCTCCTTGGTTGCACATCGGCTACTGTCAGTCGTATGCTCGCTGCCTACAAGATTGACTTACGTAACTCAGTAGCAGCTGAAGATTGGGAGTTATCCGAAGATGCCAAAGCTGCATTAGAAAATTTTTCAAGCTTCCGCGATAAATACTTCCGTACCGAACTAGGTAAGAAGTATGAAACCGCGCCTTTTCATACTAACTGGATAAATAACATTATTGAATCTATAGAAGAAGGTAAAGAATTATTAATACTGTCACCCCCACGACACGGTAAAACAGAACTTCTTATACACTTTGCTGTATATCAGATATGCCGTAACCCCAATGTACGTATTATGTGGGTAGGTGGTAACGAAGATATTGCAAAGAATGCGTTATCTGCTGTACTTGATGTACTAGATACAAACGAAGAGTTACGAGAAGCATACTGTCCTCCTGGACAAAACTTTAAACCAGATAACAGGTCAGGTAAAAACTGGTCACAAAATCAATTTACTGTAGGTACTAGAACAGTTGCAGGTATTAAATCTCCAACTATGGTTGCTGTAGGTAAGGGTGGTAAAATTCTATCACGTGACTGTGACATAATAATTGCAGACGACATTGAGGACCATCAAACTACACAACAACCTGGTGCTAGAGAAAGTACAAGACAATGGTGGACTACTACACTATCAAGTCGTAAAGAGGAACATACAGCTGTAGTTGTAATTGGTTCACGTCAGCACCCTGATGATTTATATAACCACTTGCTTGAATCAGATAACTTTACAAGCATAGTAGAAACTGCACACAAACTTGATTGTGAAATACCAGAACATTCAGAAGAAGAACACGTTGAGTGTATGTTATGGCCTACTAAACGTTCTTTCAAATGGTTAATGTCTAGGTTGCATTCTGCTGAATCTACAGGTGGTAGACAGACATTCGAAATGGTTTATTTTAACCAGGCATATGTAGAAGGTACACAAATCTTTACTATGAATGTAATTGACCAATGTATGCGACCTGATTTAGTTATGGGTCAAATGTACAAAAATTTATATTTAGTTGCTGGACTAGACCCTGCATCAAGTGGCTACCAAGCATCGGTATTGTGGGGTATAGACCAGTACAGAGGTGAATTATATTTAGTTGATTTAGAAAATAGACGTGGTGGTGGTATTAGAGCTGCACTTGACCAAATGGCTGAATGGTTACACGCTTATGATGTAAGGCACTGGATAGTAGAAGAAAACGGATTTCAAACTGCAATTCGTCAAGATGCTGCAATAAAAGAATTTACATTGCGTACTGGTATCACTGTACAAGGTCACCTAACAGGAAAAAACAAACATGACCCTTTGTATGGTGTAGGTGCAATGGCAGACCTATTTGAAGATAAACGTATACATCTTCCTGTCGGTGATGGTATGTCAAATGCAAAAGTACAGCAATACAGGCAACAACTGTTATACTTTGATGGTAAACCTGTTTCTAAACGAAACAAGGAAAAAACTGATATAGTTATGGCTAGTTGGTTTCCAATGAAGGTTTTTAGGCGTATGCAAAAAGAGCATGCGGCAGATATAGGGTTGGACTACAATCCTAGTTATGGAGATTATAAATTAACGGATATGAATAACGCACCATGGGAATAGAAAATTTAGGAACTAAAGAATATAAAGAAATTGTTAGAAACGCTGCAGAGCTTACATCTGGCAAATTAGTACAAGAACGTCAAGTACAGAAAGCTAGAATAAAAGCTATTCTTAATGGTGGTGCAGATGGCATTAAAGCATTGTTAGGTAATACAATGGAAACCTCTGATGCTGATTTATTACCAGCTCCTAACATGTTGCAATCAGGTATTGACCGACTTGCACAAAAAATATCTGGTGTACCACAAGTACGAGTAGATGTACCAAACTTTAATGATTCAACTAGAAGTAAAGTACGTGCAGAAAAATTAGAACGTATTGTTACTAACTATGATAATAAACAAAATCTAGGAAGTCAGTTACAACAAGCTGCAAGATGGTTACCAGGTTATGGTTACTGTGCTTGGGTAATAACAACTAAACGAGATAAAAATGGTTTCGCATATCCTAGTGCTGAACTACGTGACCCTTATGATACATTTCCAGGTAACTTTGGTCCTGACCAACAACCTAGAGAAATGGCTGTTGTACGTAGAGTACCTAGATATAAACTTGCACAAATCTATCCAGAGTTTGCTGATGAAATTTTAAAGACTGATGAAGATGATACAGATACAGCTTCAGAAACTGCAACACAGTTTATGTCTTACGAAAATGCTAGAGAACAAGCTTGGGAAGATAATACATACACTGGTGTAAGAATTATTGAATATTACGATATGGGAGGTACTTACGTTGTATTCCCAGAACGTAATATGATTTTAGATTTTATACCTAACGTTTTATCTACTCCACCATTTGTATTTATGAAACGTGTATCTTTTGATGCACTTAAAGGTCAGTATGACCACGTAATAGGTTTGATGGCTATGATGGCAAAAATAAATATTATGTCAGCAATAGCAATGGAAGATTCTGTGTTTACAGAAACTAACATATCAGGAGAGATAGAATCCGGACAATATAGAAAAGGTCGATTTGCGGTTAATTATCTAGCTCCTGGTACACAAGTTTCTAAACCAATGAATAACATTCCATATCAATTGTTTCAACAAGTTGATAGGCTTGAAAGACAATTGCGTATGGTTGGTGGTTATCCTGTAACTGACGATAGCCAATCTCCTAATAGTTTTGTTACTGGTGCTGGACTATCAGAATTAAACAGCACTATGTCATTAATGATTAATGAATATAGAGAAATCATAAAACACTCTATTACACAAATGGACGAAAAAAGATTAGAGCTAGATGTAGTACTTTCATACTCACAAGGTATTAATAAAAAACCTATGGCAGGTTTCTTTAATGGTGCATCATTCTCTGAAAACTATTCTCCACTTGGTGATATTGGTGGTGACTTTACTACTAGACGTATCTATGGTGTTATGGCTGGATTTGATGAACCACAGAAAATTGTAACTGGATTGCAATTATTACAAGCAGGTGTTATAGACGTAGAAACTTTACAAGATAATATTGATGGACTAGAAAATATAGCTAAGGTACAAGAACGTATACGTAAAAATAAAGCAGAACAAGTATTGTTTGATTCTATATTAGCTAGGTCTGCTCAAGGTGATATGGCTGCAACTATGGCTGCAATTGCTATTTATGAAATGCCAAATCAAATTACAGAAATTATGAAACAGTTCTATACACCTGAAGAACCACAGATGACACCTGAACAAGAAGCTTTGATACAACAACAAATGATGCAACAACAAATGGGTGGTGGACCACCAACAATGGCTCAAGCCTTTGGTATGTAAGATGAATGAAGATTTCATTGAAGCAGAATTTTGGGATATGGTGTATCAAGAATACGGAGTTGTGGACGAATTAGATATATTATCTGAAAATGTATTAGAGATAATACAACCACAACCTGGATTAATAATTTTAATTACAAAGGATTTTTATGGCAAAAAGTAGAAGAGGCGGATATAGACAACCAAATAAGCCTGCTGCAGTTGCTACACCTCAAGGTGGACAAAGAACTGACGGAGGCCCAGGAAGTAGTAAACAACCACTTAGAAGACTTCCTGACGCTGATTATGGTGCAAATAAAGCATTTGTACAACAACAACAAGGAGCTGCGTTACCAGTTGCAAGAGGAGTAGAAGTTGCACCACCAAACATATTTGCACCTACTGAAAGACCGCAGGAACAAATTACTGAAGGTGTACCAGTAGGTCCAGGTTCTAATGGAAATAGAGTGACTGATAATATAGATTTAATGTTACAAGCCATGTACGAAATAAATCCTTCACCTGTCCTGTTAGAACTAATTAATAACAGGAATAGGTAATATGGCAGGATTTCACTTATTTGATGAAAACGAAGAATTAAATGACCTTAGAGGTAATAATCGTGATGAATTACAAATTGGTCAATATAATCAAAATTTTGCTGTAAACGAACAGTATTCAAAAGAACTAGAAAAGATAACAGAAAAGTATCAATTACCTTCTGATGTTGCTTTGCCATTTGTTTTAGCTGGTGGTACTGCAGAACATCAGACAGCTAAACAGTTAGCTGATGATGTTGTTTATAACAAGGCCAAAAAAGAAGCTGAGATTTGGAAAGAACTTCAGGAAAGGTATCAGTATGAAGATTTAGAAAAAAATATGAAGATGTCAATAGGTGATTTATTGACTGGTGGTTTGTTTCCAGGTGGTGCAAAACCAGGTGATGTTCAATATGGTGTATGGTTTTTTGCTGGATTAGATGCATTATTTCAAACATATGGTCCATCAGGTAAATGGTCTGTTGTTGCATCAGCTGCAAATACACTTTTGCCAGGTCAACCTATGGCTGTTGGTAGGTCACAAGCATATTTACGTGATATTCGTGAATACGACAAAATGTTACGTGATGGTTACACACCAGCAGAAGCACAAGCAAAACTACAAGTTGACGTGTCTTTTACTGAAGTAGAAGATATTGGTAAAGATACAAACCTTCTTGGTGATATTAGAAAACATATTGGAATGATGCGTGAAGCAAATCAAATGGGTGGTGAGCCTGTTCTTTGGAATATGATGCGACAAGTTATAAATGGTAAACCAGTTAACTTTGATAGAAGTACACTTATAGGTTTAGAATCAGTTAAAGCTGAAGATACACCATATTACGAAACTTTAATTACAGATTATAAAATGTCACCAGAAGAAGCTAGTAAATTTATTTACAATAAGATTGGTGAACCATTAAAGAATTTTGACGAAAATGGTGAAATAAATTACACCTCTGCTTATAGGCCAAATCAAATAAATTTCTATGCAGGTCGTAATAGACAAAAATATATGTTTATGGGACAACAATTAGAACAAGATTTATTTGCACCAGAGTGGGCAGATAAAAATATATTACTTGAATATTCTCCAGGTAAAATACATAC